GGACAAAATAGAAGCGTTTCAGTTTATGTGTATAGCAAGCTGGAATAGGTTCTTGGATAGAATTAAGTTATGAGTATGGATGATTTTAAGTTAGGAGTATTTAATGCCACTTCATTGATGGTTAGCTTTACGCACGTCGAAAACAGTTTAAAGATTATACTGCTTCTTGCTTCTATTATATATACATTTCAGAAAATATACGAAGGATATAAAAAAAAGAAGAGATATGAGAAAAATAAATAAAATAATAATCCACTGTACAGCGACCGCAGAAGGTAAAGACTATAGCGTAGAAACTATAAGAAAATGGCATTTAAAAAGAGGCTGGAGAGACATAGGCTATCATTTTTTAGTACAAAGAGATGGTACGGTAGATGAGGGTAGACCTATTGAGCAGTCTGGTGCGCATACTAAAGGACATAACTGGGACAGTATTGGTATATCATATGTCGGTGGCGTAGAAGCTAAAAAGAAAGACGGTAAGTGGATCGCTAAAGACACTCGGACAGACGCACAAAAAGATGCTTTATTAGACTTAATTTGCCAGCTACACGATACATACGGCGGCGTAGTTTATGGTCATCGAAATTTCTCGAAAAAATCTTGCCCTTGCTTCGATGCTAAGAAAGAATACGAAAACATAAGCAACCGTTTCTAATGGCTTATGAGTTTAGAATATTATCGCTGTTTCCTTACGGTATGGTTCTAGGCTGGCAAGTATACTCGTATACAGAAGAGTATAACTTTAACGAAATAAATTTATATTTAATTATAATACAGCTACAATTTCGCTGGTCAAACACATAGATATGAAAAAAATACTACAATGGTTTGGTAATGGTTTAATTACAGAAGTAGGCAAAGTTATAGACAGTTTGTTTACTAGCGACGAGGAACGTATAAAAGCTAAAAACGAAATATTTAAAGTACTCAAAGATCAGCAGCTAGAGTTACAGCGTTTGCAAAGCGAGGTTATAATAGCAGAAGCTAAAGGTAACTGGCTACAACGCAGCTGGAGACCGATACTTATGTTAGCATTTGGCTTTATAGTTATTTATGTAAAATTTATAGCACCGCTGTTTTTATTGCCTATACCGCCTTTAGAAGACGAATTCTGGAATTTACTACAAATAGGTATAGGAGGCTATGTTATAGGGCGTACAGGCGAGAAAATGATAAAAGAGTATGCTAGTACTAAAAAGTAGTTTAAGCCTCTTAAAAGGCTTTAAAACGGTTATACTAGTATATGTATATAGTAGTCTAGTATATAGTAGTGTATATATAGTAGTATAAGTATATACGAGTATACTAGTATATACCAGTATACTAGTATATAGTAGTATAAAATATGTAAATTTTGCTTAACGGCAATTTTTTTTTATGTTTTTTTTTAAAAATAATTATAATTACATTTACCGTATGGAGCAACAAGACACAATTTTAAAGATACTAGGATACAAAACCTGGTCAGACAAGCGTAAGATAGACGCTTTATTAGAGCTAGACGTAAATATGTATACAAACTTAGGTTCTGAAAGCACTAAAACCGAACGGTCTAACGTAGCAAAAGAAAGCAGATTCATATACCGTGCTATAAAAAGCATAGACGAGAAACTAGGCAAGGAATTACTGCGGACTCAATGATAAAAAAGAAGTCTAAAAAACCAACAGTTACTAAGCTAAAGAAAAAACTAGATACAATATTTAGCAAATACATACGTTTAAAAGACGCAGACGTCTTAGGCTATGTACAATGCTATACTTGCGGTGTAAAAAAGCTATGGGAGAAAGACGGTATGCAAGCTGGACATTTTATGTCAAGGAAGCACACTATAACTCGTTGGGACGAACGCAACGTTAAGCCTCAGTGCTACAGTTGTAACTGTCATTTTTACGGTAGACAATATGAGTTTGGTTTACACTTAGACAATGAATATGGCGAGGGTATGTCACAGGAATTATTAATTACTAGTAGACAGACGCAAAAGAATAACGTAAACGATCTTGAGGAATTAATAGAATTATACACAGATAAATTAGAACAGCTGCTTAAAAAGTAGTATATTTGTTTTAGACAATTTGTTGTCTAGTTATATCGTATGTAAAGGGCAGCTTCTAACCAGGCTGTCTTTTTTTTTACAATGTTTTTTGGTAGTTATAAACATTTTTTTGTATATTGCAGCATAACTTTAAACGATATAGCAAATGATTTACCTAAACGATTACGAGCGTGGCGGTGTGTGGATTAACAAAAGCCATATACTTTTAGTAGCGCAACAAATTAGAGACTGTAAAGTCTTACTTACCGATGGTAGTGTGTTCTATACTACAGAAACAGACAGAGAAATAATAGCTAAAATTATAGAAAATGACTTATAAAGAGGACGTGGTTAGAGCCAGCACCGTAGATACTATTGATTTTCTAAACGCCAGGATAAAGGCTTTAGAGGCTAGAGTTGAATTTCTTGAGGCTAAAGTACAAGTGAATAATAACAATAAATATATATAATATGACAAAGACAGGTAAAATTAAAAGCGTAGATCCTAACGGACTATGGAATGGATTAACTAAGTACAAGGTTACGTTTGCAGACGGAAACCAGTATACTTTTTTTGCTAAAGGCAATTTTAAGTTTGACGTAGGAGAAACAATTACTTACGAGGTAACTAACGAAGAGTATAAAAACGCTAAGATACCACAAGACCAGTATAAGAAAGAAGCTAAACCAACACAGGATAATAGCCAGTCAGCAGTTAGCTTTGTGTCTAAAGACCACTTAATAGTTAGACAGACTTGTATAAAAGCAGCAGCCGAGTTTAATGCTGGTAGAAGCACAGCAGACGCAAACTCTGTAGTAGAAGACGCACAACTATTTTTTAACTTTATAACACAATAACTATGCAAAGTAAATACGAAAGTGAATTTGTAAACAGCTTCGTTGTAAAAGACGAGCCTAAGTACGACTGGATAGCTGCAAAGCTACATATAAAAGCCTCAGAGTTTTCAGACTTTATGAATAAACACAAAGACCATATAGCAGAAAACAACGGTTTTTTAAGTGTTGACATACTAAGAGCGCAAAAGGATCGTACAAAAATGTACGCTAAGTTTACTAAAATAAACAAACAGGCAATGAGTGCGCCAGAAACTAAAATAAATACAGCAGACTTTATGCCAGATCGTGAGCCAGTAAAAGCTCAAGATGACTTACCTTTTTAATTGAGTTGTTTTTTTTTCTTTTTATGTAAGGGGGTGGTAAAGTGCTGCCCCTTTTTTTTTATCTTTAATGAAAAATATACGATATGCTAATAGACTACAATAAACAAATTAAAACATTATCTAGTATTCGCAAAGGCGAGTTTAAGGAAGGACTTAAGCTAGACATACCAGAAATAGATACATACTTTAGACACAAAAAGACCAGCTTTAATATAATACTAGGTCACGCCAACACAGGTAAAACGTCGTTAACTCTTTATATTATGCTTTTATATAGCATACGACATAATCAAAAGTGGCTAATATTTAGTAGTGAAAACGAGCCGTACGAATTAATACAGAAGCTGCTAGAGTTTTTAATAGAAGAACCTATAAATAAAATTATACCTAGCGACTTTAATAATGGTTTAGCTTTTATAAAAAAACACTTTCAGTTCATTGATAACAGCAAGCTATACAACTACAGGGAGCTGCTAGAAGAGGCTCAGAGAATACGCATAGCCTTTAAGTATAATGGCTTTTTAATAGACCCTTACAACTCTCTATCTAAAGACAAAGAAATGCTAAAGGGCTTAGGAGTACACGAGTACGATTACGAGGCTACAACCGACATAAGATTGTTTTGTAAAAAAAACCAAGTAGCTGTGTGGTTATGTACACACGCTAGCACAGCAGCTATTAGAGAGGTCTATAGAGACGGCATATACCAAGGCTACCCAAAAGTGCCAGAGTCCAGTAGCATAGAGGGTGGAGGTAAGTTTGTTAACCGTTGCGATCATTTCTTAGTAATGCACAGATTTATACAGCACCCAACCGAGTTTATGTTTTCACAACTACACGTTAAAAAAGTAAAAAGTATAAGCTCTGGCGGTAGGTGTACTCCGCTTGACGATCCACTAATGTTAAAGGGAATTATAAACAATGTAGGTTATTCTATAAACAATGAAAGTTTAGTAAAAAAAGTCAAACTGTTAAATGCACCTTTTTAATTTAACATAATTTTTGTAGCTTAATGCTATGAAATGCGTATTGACAGAGGTTTTTAAAAAACACAAAACTTGGCTAGACATAGTAACTAGCTTTAGTGTTAACAAAGACACCGCCGCAGACATAGTAAGTGAAATGTATATAAACGTACAGGGACACTTAGAAAGAGACAGCTCCAGTATACTTTACAACAACGACGAGGTTAACTATTATTTCATATATATAGTCCTAAGAAACCTTGTCTACGACTTAAAACGAAAAGAGAAAAACGTATCGTTTACAAACTTAGACGGACTTAGTGAAAACGAAGACCAGGACTATGTAGAAACGCCAGACTTGTATAGTAAAATAAAAGCTATAAACGACTGGTACGAAAACGCAGAGTATCTAGAGATGCTAGAAAACGAAACAATGCTAGACAACTTTAGCTCAGACAAAATGCACTTATATTATTTAAGACGTATATTTAAAGAGGTGTACATTGACGGTAAGAAACTAGCTAAATTTAGCAGAGAGTCTAAGATAACTTATTGGAGCTTACGCAATACACTAAAGATTATAAAAAACCAAATAAAACAAGACTATGAAAATAGGAACGTTACTAGAAACAATATTTAAGTACACAGGTATAAAGTGGTTAGTCGAAAAAATAGTGATTGATTTACTAGGCTATAAAAGCTGTGGCTGTGAGGGTAGAAAAAAAAAGCTAGACGAAATAAGATTCAAACGCTATGACTAAACAAGACGTAAAATACTGGGAAGCATTTAGAGCTAACAAGTCTGACAAGATATCTAAAAAAGAATATCAAAAGATTTGCGAGATGCACTCCAGGCTAAAAAACCATCCTTATTTTGAACCGTGTACCTGTAACCCTAAAGGCGTACAGAGATTTATAGACGACATAAATAAATTATATGACAATCGATAAAGCACACGAATTTGAAAAAGCTATAATAGCTATACTTAATTTAGATGGCTGGAATTTAAAATGGACTGGCGAAGGTACTGAGAGCTGGGACGCTGTAGGTTACACGCCAAAGAATAAAAAATGCGTGCTAGAAATAAAAGTCAGAAATAAATACTATCCAACTAAACTACTAGAAAAACTTAAGTACGACAAGCTAATGGCTTTAGACAAAGAAATAGTCAAACTATACTATGTTTTAGATCCGCAAGGCAATTATTTATACTGGCTAAACGATTTGAATATGCCAGAGCTAGAGACTAAAGACGTTCGTAAGACAACGCTATGGGACAACGACAAGACTTCTAAACAACTTTATATGCTTCCAGAAAGCAAAGCGTCAGTGGTTACTAAAAACACTCCAGAGCGTGCTGGTAAGAGAGTTTGGGATGAATACTTTAAACGTCACGAAAAATAATTTAAACATTTATAGGTTTTTATAAACATTTTTTTGTAGCTTGCAGTTATGGAAAACGATATAACAAACGAATTAAAGAGTAATGTCCTGGACGTAGAAGAATTTAACTACCTAGGGCATTTTGAGTTAGCCACAAAACTATTAATAAGTTGGCAAGAAAAAGCTGAGGCTGCTAATAGCCAAGGTACACTCAAGCAATTAAATGAATTTGCTAACGCCTTAGCACGTATAGGTATTTACGTAGGCACTATGCAAGAACGCCAGCGGTCTTTTAATGTCCAGCTGTCTAGGTTTCGAACTGCAAAGCTAGAGTCAGACGAGAAAGTAAATAAAATACGTGAACATATTAAAGATTTAAAACTAGAATTATGATAATAGAATACTGCGATTTAGAATTGGATATAGATTTCTCGTATGAAGCTGGGGAAAAACAAACCTTTAGCTATTTTGGATCTTCCGACAAAGTACATATAGAAGGCGTAAACGTTAAGGGTGTAGATATATTTGACTTGCTAGACCTAGAACAGTTAAACGACATAGAAACAATAATACTAGAAAAAACAGACAGGCTTTATGAGTAAAATACAACTACTAGACGGTAAGCAATACGACAAAGCAGATTTGTTAGAGAAAATGATAGACGACGAGTTTTACTATGGCGAGCTCAATAAGCTAGCTTTAAGCAGCTCTAGCCTTAAATTGATGTTAGACAGCCCTAAGACGTATTACTATGTAACTAAGTATGCTAAGAATGAAACTACGCCTGCGTTACGAGCTGGGCATTTATTTCATACCGCTATCCTTGAACCAGAAAAATACGATAAGATAAAATTTATAGACGTACAGAGTCGTAACACTAAAAAGTTTAAAGAAGCTACTTTAGAATACGGCGAAGTGTTTACGGCTAAAGAACAAAGCGAAAACGAAAGGCTTGTAGACGCAATGCTAAAAAACCCAAAAGCTATTGAATTACTAAGCGACAGTAAAACGGAAGTGCCAATGATTGGAACAATTCACGGAAAACCGTTTCGAGGTAAGGCAGACATATTAAAAAACAAAGGTGGCATAGTAGACTTAAAAACTACCGTAGACGTAGAAAACTTTAGTAAAAGTGCATTTAGATATAAGTACACATTACAGGCAGCCATATACTGTGAGCTATTCTCTACGCCAGACAGACAGCTAACTCACGAAGACTTTACGTTTTTATGTATAGACAAAGCAAACTTAGATATAGGTGTTTGGAAGTGTAGCGAAGAGTTTTTAGAGTATGGCAAATTAGAACTAGAGAGAGGCATAGAAAGGTATAATACTTATATACGCCCAGACTTTGATATAAACGATTACACAATACAAGGCATATTATGATACTTCAATCAATAGTTATTTTTATGTCTTTTTGTCTGTGTATTTATATAGTATATGACGAATTAAAAAACAAATGAGAAAAAAGAAACAAACACAGCAAGAACGTATAGAGACTTTAGAAAGAGTAATAGCAAAACTATACTTAAGAGTACAAACCAATAGTAACATAATAGACAAACTTACACAAGATGAACAAATACAAGAGAATAGCTAAACTAGTAAATACTTATACAGGCGAAAACATATTCAGTCCTAAAAAAACACAAGGAGCTGTAGACGCCAGAGGATTATTTGACCACATAATGTATATAGAGTTTGGGTGTACCTACCAAAGTATATCAAATTTCTATTACGCTAATGGCAAAAGCAGAAACCACACGGTAATACTATACAGCGTCAGAAATTATAAAGAAGAAATAGAGCCCAGACGTAAAGACTTTAAAAACATTTTCTATAGAATACTAACCACAGAAGTAACGCATACCAAATACAAAAACATTATAAAAGACGTAAGTAAAATAAGCACAGTTAAAGGACTCAATAGCGTAAAAGCATTTGTCAATAAAACACTAGACAAAGAGCTAAACTATAAAGACACTCAGACAGAAGACGTTGACCAAACAGACCAAGAGCAGCAAATTAAAGAGCTGACCTAGCAAAGTTTATAAATCTTACGTTATATTAATATGATTAGAGACACAGAAGACAGTAAAAAAAAGATGCTAGAGGCGCTAGAGTACAATCTAGGCATAGTTTCTACTAGCTGTTTAAACTCAGACGTAAGCAGAGCAACTCACTACAGGTGGCTACAGGAAGACCCAGAGTACAAGGCACAAGTCCAGGACATACACGAAGCAGCTATAGATTTTGTAGAAAGCAAACTGTATGAGAAAATAAAAGAGAAAGATACTGCTAGTATAATATTCTACTTAAAGACTAAAGCTAAACACAGAGGTTATATAGAGCGCCAGCAAGTTGAGGTTACGGACGCAAAAGAGTTTACAGTTAAAGTAATTAAATAGATTGAGTACAGAAATACAAACTAACATAGTCTGGGATCACTTAGAAGACACGGACAAAAAGATAGTAATTCTACAGGGTGGTACACGTAGCGGTAAAACCTACAACTCAATGCTGTGGCTAATATTCTCATATGCCCAGAGACATACAGGTAAAACAATAACTATATTTAGAGCCACCTACCCAGCCTTGCGTGCTACAGTAATGCGAGACTTTTTCGACATACTTAAACAACACGACTTATACAACGAATTTAACCACAACAAAAGTAATAGCGAGTATAAGCTAAACGGAAACCTATTTGAGTTTGTAAGCGTTGACCAGGCAAGTAGGTTAAAGGGACGTAAAAGAAACTTAGCTTTTCTAAACGAGTGCAACGAAATAACCTTTGACTCATTCACTCAGATTATATTCAGAACCGTAGGGGTAGACAATGACCCTAGTATCATAATGGACTACAACCCTAGCGACGAGTACAGCTGGATATACACTAAGGTTAAAACAAGAGACGACGCACAGTTTACAATAACCACTTACAAAGACAATAAGTTTTTAGAGCAAAGCCTAGTAGAAGAGATAGAGCGCCTTAGAGATACTGACCCAGACTACTGGAGGGTTTACGGTCTAGGACAAGTCGGACGTAACAGGGCAACAGTATTTAAGTTTAGTGAGTGCGAAGAAATACCACCAGAAGCCAAGCTAGTAGCAAGAGGCTTAGACTGGGGTTTTGTTAACGATCCAAGCTGCGGTGTTTCAACTTACGTGCTAGGCAACAATCTATATGTAGACGAACTGTTTTACGAGTACGCAATGACAAACAGAGACATACATAAAAAACTACAAGACTTAGGCATAACAAGACAAGACGAGATATTTGCAGACAACAGCGAACCTAAAAGTATAGACGAGCTGCATAGGTACGGCTGGAATATAAAGCCAGCGACAAAAGGCAAAGATAGTATACTAATGGGCATTGACTTAATGAAGCGATATAACATACTAATAACAAGTCGTAGCTCTAACACACTCCAGGAGTTTAGGAACTACAAATGGATAGAAGACAAAAACGGAAACCTACTTAACAAGCCAGTAGACAAATTTAATCACAGCATCGACTCAATTCGTTATAGTATCTTTAAAAAGCTATCACGTCCAAACGTAGCTAGGTATGCAATACGTTAAGGAAATGTTAAATAGTTGTGAACATCTATGTTTATAAGTATATTGCAGTAAGTTAATGAAACATAAAGTAAGGTATGCAAGGACGACCCTCTAAAAAGAAACATTAAAAGTGAGATAGTGTAACAGGTAGCACAATTTGCAGACGCAATAACTTATTATTAATTACTTTTATTTATTTTACACAAACTGCATAAGCAAAAAAGTATAGGTTCGACTCCTATTCTCGACACTAATATTAACCCTTAAATTAAACGATATGACAAACCCAGATTACGATTACAAAGCGCTCATAGAAGACGCTAGATTTGAAGTAGACTACTACACCAAAGAGCTAGCCAAAGTAGAAGGCAAGCTGTTTAGGACGAGGTTAGCACTCGAGCAACTAGAACTCAGACAAAAAGCTAATAAATAATTTAGACCCTTACAGAAATGTAGGGGTTTTTTTGTATACACAAATCTCAAATAATTACGTTATATATAAAAGCAGATAAAATGAAAGTAGAATTGACAGTACCAACGTCCCTTAGCGACATACCCCTAAATCAATACCAGAAGTTTATAAAAGCATTTGAAAGCGAAGACGAGTTAACAGACGAGTACGCTGGATTAAAAATGCTAGAGATATTTTGTGGCTTAAAATTAGACGACGCCTTAAAGGTTAAAATGTCCGATATGAATATTATAGTAAATAAACTAAACGAATGTCTGTCTGAGAAACCAGCATTAATTACTAGATTCCAATTAGGCAATACAGAGTTTGGATTTGTACCGCAGTTAGACGATCTGACATTTGGGGAGTTTGTAGACTTAGAAAATACTATATCTGACTGGGATTCTATGCACAAAGCTATGGCTGTATTGTATAGACCAGTGACGCAACAACTAAAAGGTAAATACGAGATAGAAGAATATAGAGGAGACAGTTGGCACGATGCTATGAAAAATATGCCAGCAAGTGTAGCTGTTAGTGCTATTACTTTTTTTTTTCTTTTAGAAAGCGACTTAATGAAAGCTACGCTACCTTATTCGAGGGAACAGGAGGAAGCAGCACAGGTAGAGAAGCAAACTTCACAAATCAGTGGGGGTGGTATCACAGCTTTATGAGACTAGCAAACGACAAATTTCTAGACTTAGAGGAGGTAGCAAAAAAGAATGTACATAATTGCCTAACATACTTGACGTACCAAAAGCAAAAAAACGAAGTACAGAACAATCATATAAAAAGTAAATTTAAAAAATAATGGCAAACACAGGCGCAAGGGCATACTACTTAATGTTAGAGACTATTAAAAACACATTGCTAGCAGACAAGAATGTTACAACAGTGACGACTGGCGACCTGTCAGAAATAGACTTGTCTAAACAAACTATATTTCCCCTTTCACATATAATCGTAAATAACGCTAGTAACAACGGACAGGTAATGAGTTTTAACGTTACGGTTTTGTGTATGGACATAGAAGACGTGAGTAAGTCAGAGCCAGTTAATATATTCGAAAGAAACGAAAGCGAGCAAAATATACTTAACACACAGCTAGCAGTTACCAATAGACTATACCAGCTTCTACATAATGGACAGCTTAGGCTTGACGGTTACCAAGTTGACGACGTAGCACAGTGCGAGCCATTTGTAGACCGTTTCTCTAACCAGCTAGTAGGTTGGGCAATGACGTTTGAGATAATGGTTAAAAACGACTTATACATATGTTAAAGAATGTCATAAAAGAAATGGAGGCTGCCTCTATAAACGTTATAAGTAAAGCAAAAGCCAACTTAAATAAAAGCAATAGTAGCGGTAATTTATCAAATAGCCTTACGTCAAAAATAGAAGGCAAGACTACACAAGACCCAAAGCTGACGTTTTATGCAGAAGACTACGGTAAGTTTGTTGACGAGGGGGTACAGGGTTACGATCCTGGAGCAATGCCAAGTGGGTCTTTAGCTAGGTACAATAAAGCGCCTGGAAGTCCGTATAAATTTGGATCTGGTAATTCTTCTGGCGGTAGCTTAAGAAGCTCTATAGACAAGTGGGTAGTGCAGAAAGGTATACCAAACGTTAGAGACGCAAAGGGTAGATTTATAAAACGTAAATCAATGGTGTATTTAATAACTCGTAGCATATGGAATACAGGAATAAAGCCGACATACTTTTTTACTAACGCAATAGACTCAGAAATAAAAGGCATAAACAAAAAGCTAACTATTGCATACACAAAAGACTTAAGAGACGGTTTAGAAAAAGACGTAAAACAAAAAGGATTAAAATATAAAAGACGCTAACAATGCAAACTCAAATAAACTTACGAAGCCCATTTTATGTAAAGGTCAAACAAACAGGATTAACATTTGTTAGGCTAGACTTGCACGTTTATACTGGAACTTTTGTATCTAACGCTAATGTGCCAGACAGCACAAAGAGATACCAAATAACTAAAGAACCGATAGGCACTAATGACTTTGTTGTTTTTGAACTTAGCGAATTGATAAGAGATTATTTAGAGATAGAGTTTGATGGACAATATACAGGACAAAATGTCTGGGTAAATGTAATAGCTACTGCAGTAGGAGGTACTGGTGGCACTGTAATAGAGCCAGATATTGCAAACGGTTTTTGTGGTTTTGATGGCTATGGATATTTCGAGGAGGGTGCTAACCCTATAATAACTAGTCCAGTATTTATAAGCAACAATACTATTTTAAAGTTAGATGATTCGCCTGTTGTTATACCAGTAAATACTTCTATTGTTTATTCAGTAGCTTTTGTTTTAAATGGGGAGATTGTTAAATCTTTTTCTTTATCACAAAACGATAATAGTGCAGAGCAAATAAAATATTCTACTAATGGCTATTCTTATGCTGATTCATTTCAAGGTAGGGTTATTTTAGCTGGTGGATTATTTGAAGACAATGTTTGTTTACAGGGGTTTGAGGAAGAGTTTACGCTTATGGATTGTGATAGCATACATATTAGCTACACCGATAATGGTGTAAATAAAGTAAAAATTATAGATGTTAAAAACGTTGAAGAATGTAAATACGACCCTATCAAAGTTACTTTCATAAATAAGTTTGGAGCTTTACAAGACATAATGTTCTTTAAAAAATCAATAGAAAAAACAGAGGTTAAAGGAGAGGAGTTTAAGTCTTCTGTATTTGATTTGACAAAACTTGATTATAAAACATACCAACATCAGCAGACACAATTTATGGTACAAGGTAACGACAGTATAACAATGAATACTGGATATATGCCAGAAGACTATAACC